GCACACCAGTGTCGTACCAACAGGGTGGTGTTCTGTTCCTGAAACGCTACGTATACGCTGTGTACGGCTTGGCATTTGCTTTGACCAAAGTTTTGGTTGAAGACGGTGACCACATCCGTATCGGTCAGGTGTACGCACGTCACTTGGCTCAGTCATTGATTGAGACCAAAGAGACATTGTCTGCTAACGTGTTGAACAACGCCTTCACTGGCGGTGCTACAGCAGGTGGCGACGGCGTTGCTTTGATCAGCACAGCTCACCCTATCGTCAGCGGTACATTCAGCAACCAATTGGCTACAGCCGCCAATCTGTCACAGACATCGCTTGAGCAGATGTTGATCCAGATTCGTCAAGCTGTGGACAACAACGGTAAGAAGATTCGTTTGGTTCCACGTCAACTCGTCGTGGCTCCCGGCAACGTCTTCCAAGCTGAAGTCCTCTTGAAATCCGTGTTGCGCGCTGGTAATGCAAACAACGACATCAACCCTGTCAAGTCCATCGGTCTGTTGGACGAAGGCGCGGCTGTGTTGTCACGTTTGACCAACGCATCAGCATTCTTCGTACAAACCGACGCTCCAGAAGGCATGAAGCTTATGATGCGTCGCAAGCTCGAGAAGACCATGGAAGGCGACTTCGAAACTGACTCTATGCGCTACAAAGCGACAGAGCGTTACGACGTGGGCTTCACTGATCCTCGTGCAATGTACGGCACTGCTGGCGTCTAAAACCAAGTGGGGGGTTCGCCCCCCGCGCTTTAAGGAGAAAAGACAATGGCACAAACCTATTTTGGTTCTACCCTGCGCGCTGGTTCTGGCACATTGACTGACACTGTTGACGGCGGTTTCGTCGTCATGTCTCAGACAACTACTGTCACAACCGCCGCCGCGGGCACTGCTACTAGCGCAACTCTGACTCTCCCTGCTTCATCACAAATCATTAGCTTTTTTGCTGACATGGTTGTGAATGAGGCGGTGGGTGGCGGAACAGCTACAGCAATTGCAATGACCGTTGGAACAGCCGCCGCAGGTACACAATACGTGTCCTCGACAGATGTGTTTGCAGGTGGTCGTATTGCTTTAACTTTTACAGCCGCACAGTTGCTTGCAATGAGCGACATTGGTACTAATACCTCTGTTGTTGTTACGCTTGACCCTGATGGCACGATCAGCACAACTCAAGGTGTTATTCGCCTGACCGTTGTGTATGCTCAGAAAGTTTAAGGAGCACGATCATGGGTCAATTCAAACCAATGGTGAAAATGGAGACCACTGAGCCTTCTATTGAGTTAAAGCTCAAAAAAGGTGGTTCTGTGAAGAAGGCTATGGGCGGCATGATGGATGCTCCTATGGCATCTTCAGCCCCTGCTCGCGGTGGCATGATGCCTGTTGCTCGTCCTAAGCGTCCTTCTATGGCGGCACGTCGTGCGGCTATGATGGGCATGAAGGGTATGGGCGGCGCTATGAAAGAAGGCGGCGAGTCAAAGATGAAGGGTCTTGAAAAAGAGCTGAAGTCTCACGAGTCTAAGCCTGCAAGCAAAGGCCATAAAGGTCTAGCTACTGGTGGCATTGCCAAGTCGACAAAGCCCGGTGGTTATGCCACAGGCGGCGTTGTCAATGGTCAAGGCGGCTACAAAAAAGGTGGCGCTATTGCTAAAGATGGCATCATCAACACCGAAGGCCAAGGCGGCGCATATCGCAACACCAAGATGGTCACAGCTACTCCTGACAACAACAGCGCCCCCACAGGCGAGGTGAAGTTAGGTAACGGCGGTGGTTACAAAAAAGGCGGTGCGGCAAAAAAGCACTTCGCTACGGGGGGAGCTGTTAATAACAGCGGTCACGCCGTAGCCTACCCTGCTAAAAAGCCATCTGCTCCTGTCAGCAATGATCGTCAATCTGGAACCTTTAAAAAAGGTGGCAGTGTGACTCCAGCCCAGAAGAAAGAGCAATCTGCCTTCAAGGCTGAGAACGCAACAGCGATGAAGCAAGCGAAAGCCCAGAGCAACCTGAAGTATCAAGATGGCGGAAAAGTAACTGACCTGTCAAAAGGCGCTTACGACAAATCAATCGGCCCAAGCGAGAGTGAGATGGACATGGCGAAAGCCATCCGTAGCATTCCAAGCAAGCTGATGGAAGGTGCGAAGAGCCTGTTTACTAGCAAGGAAAAGCCTGCTGGCTCTGTCACCAAGACTGAGAAGTCCGTGACAGTCACCCCTGCGAAGAAACGTGGTGGATCAGTAAAGTGCTGAACCTAAGTGGGGGCTTCGGCTCCCACTTTTAATTTAAGGAATAGATCATGGCTGATGCAGTCGCAAGTCAAACGCTCTTAGATGGTGAGCGAATGGCAATCATGAAATTCACCAACCTTTCTGACGGTACTGGTGAAAGCAAAGTTTTGAAGGTAGATGTTTCTGCGCTAACACCAAGTGCTTCTGGCAAAACTTGTACCAGAGTAACGATTACAAAGATCCATGGCGCAACGCATGGCTTGGAAGTACAGATTTATTGGGATGCAACCACAGATGTATTTTGCTGGTGTGTGCCACAAAATTCTCAATACACAATGGATTTTGAAAAGTTTGGCGGTTTAACTAACAACGCAGGCACTGGAGTAACTGGTGATGTCTTGTTCAGCACTGCGGATGCTTCTGCTGGTGACTTCTACACCATCGTCCTTGAGATGGTTAAATTTTACGGTTAATCATGCCAAGCAAATCACCAGCTCAACACAAACTAATGGCCGCGGTTGCGCACAACCCTAAGTTTGCAAAAAAGGTTGGCATTCCTTCAAAAGTAGGGAAAGAATTTGTACGTGCTGACAAGCGAATGGCTGATGGTGGCAAGGTAAACGCGGCTGGCAATTACACCAAGCCAGAGCTTAGAAAGCGTATTGTCTCAGCGGTTAAGTCTGAGGCTACGCAGGGTACAGGCGCAGGTCAATGGAGCGCAAGGAAGGCTCAGCTTGTGGCGAAGCGGTACAAAGCCGCAGGTGGTGGTTATCGTGATTAAAAAGCCTCAGCAATCATTGAAAGCTTGGGGCGAACAAAAATGGAGAACCAAAAGTGGTAAAAAATCTTCTGTCACTGGTGAAAGATACCTTCCTGAGTCTGCGATCAAAAGCCTCAGCCCTTCTGAGTACGCTTCGACGACCAAAGCCAAACGAGCAGGAAAAGCCGAAGGAAAACAATTTGTAGCGCAACCTAAAAAAATTGCTCAGAAAACAGCCAAGTACAGGTTTTGATTATGAAGAAAAATGCAACCATAGCCAAATCTCTAAAGAAGGCTGGCTTCTATGAGGCTGGTAAAAAGAAGTCTGAGCGACTCAATATCATCAATGACGTAACAACCAAGCCTCAGCGCATGAAGATGGTTGACAAGATGTTTATTGAGAAGAAGTACAAGGATGGAGGCCCAAGCCTCGCAATCGGTCGCGGTGAGAAGCTACCTGCTGACAAAGGTGCTGGTTTGACAGCCAAAGGTCGTGCCAAGTACAACCGCGAGACAGGATCAAATTTAAAGGCTCCACAACCCCAAGGGGGCTCGCGTAGAGATGCGTTTTGCGCGAGAATGGGGCCTGTAGCAGAAAAGAGCGAAAAGGGCAGTCGATCACGCGCATCGATGCAACGGTGGAACTGCCCCGGCTGGTAAGGAATACAAATGGCGTACTCAGATACATACGGTCAGACAGTTAACGTACAAACCCTGATTGATCATGGTGCGAGACGTGCAGGCAAATTAGCCGAAGAGTTGACCTCTGAGCAACTTGTGTCCGCTCGTCAGTCTTTGAGCTTTCTGCTTCAGAACTTGATCAACATCGGGATCCAGTATTTCGCCATCGATAAGATCGTTTTGGGCGTTTCTGCGAACAATTACATATACAGCCTACCCGTAGGTGCAAACGACGCTCTAAACGTGCTCTATCGCACCATGAGCCGCCCTTCTTGCAGTTACTCATCCTCCGCGGGTGGTACGGTGGCTAACGTGGGTGACAACGACGTAGACACGTTCTGCCTACAGACCAGCACAAACGGCAACATTTCAGCTAACTTTGGGACAAACAACCCTATCTATGCTGGCTCCATTGGTCTCCTGCCGTACATAGCAGGGGGCGGAAGCGCCACATGGACGCTGACCCTCGAATATTCGACAGATAACAGCACTTGGACGACGCTTGAGAGCCTTGGATCGGTGGCTGTGACTGACAACCAGTGGATTTGGACGGATATAAACCCCGGTCAAGACGTCCAGTACTACCGCGTTCGTGCTTCTAACGGCACTACGTTGGCTTTGCGTGAGTTTTTCGTGGGTAACAACTCCACTGAGATCACCATGTCTCGCTTGAACCGCGACGACTACACCAACCTGCCAAACAAGAACTTCACAGCGAACCAGCCCTTCCAATTCTGGTTTGACCGCACGATTCCTCTGCCTACGCTGTACTTGTGGCCTGTCCCCAGTGACCCATTCGTGCAGATCACCGTGTGGTACAGCAAGCAGATCATGGACGTTGGTGCTTTGACAGACGAGCTGTACATCCCCACGCGCTGGTATGAGGCAACTTTGATGATGTTGTCGCATAGGATGGCTCTGGAGCTGCCGGGTGTCGATCTCCAGCGCATCCAGTACCTTGAAGGACAAGCCGAGAAGTACCTGAACGAAGTTGAGCAGGAAGAGCGTGACAAGTCTCCGATCTACTTCGCCCCTAACATCAGCGTATACACAAGATAATGCCAATCTTTCTGGACACTCGTGGAAATGCTACTTTATCGATAGCGGTGTGTGATCGCTGCAAGATGAAGCGCGACCACGACCAGATGAGGCCCGATCCCAACTTCCCCGGCCTCCAAGTCTGTGGGCAAGGCTGTGCTGATGAGCTTGATCCCTATAGACTTCCAGCCCGAAAAACTGAGAGAATAACGATCAGATTCCCGCGTCCTGACGTGAGCGTCGCCGCCAATGACAACAACATTGTTACGACCCAAAACGGTATCACTGGTGGTAGCTTTATCATCTCGACAGAGGGGAACACTCAGGATCCTGAGAATAACGGCAACCTTGACCAACTGAGCCCATAATATGTCCGCACAAGTAACGATTACCCAACTACCACAAGCTGGCGCGATTACAGGGACTGAAGCTGTTCCTATCGTTCAGAATGGTCAGACCGTACAGACAACAACTGGCGCTATCTCGGCTTCCCCTAGCCAGACATACCAGTACCTAACCGCTATCCAAACTCCCCAACTGCCTAACAGCCGCTACATGTCTGCTGGTACTGGTATTGGGTTAACCAATGGTGGCGCGCAGAACCCGTTCACTGTTTTCCTAAACGGTACGTCAGGAAGCCTTGAAACGGCTGGTAACGGGATTATTGCCAAGGGGAGTGGGGGAGTCGTTCCCGGCCAGATTACATG